GCTGCTAAATGGACAAAATATTTAGGCAATGATTTTTGAATTAAATAGTCTACGTCAGACTTATTATTTACATTACCGTAAACCCTATTAACTCGCTTATCAAGTATGCTGGCAGAAGATTCGTCTTTGACTAAAGCGTAAACTTCCCAGCCATCTGATAAATATTTATTTGCTAAATGAGATCCCACTAAACCAGTGGCTCCTGTTATTGCAATTTTCATTAAGCAGATATATCTACTAGTTCGCAGTTCCCGTCTGAACTGCATGCCAATGTTGCATTCGTTGAAGTGCCATCTTCTGTTTCATAAAAAGAAAGATCTGACCATCGAATTTCTTTTGGCATTTTAGAAACTAAATCTAAATATTCTTCTTTAGAAACTTCTTGATACGGAGCCTGCTTATATGTGTGGTCTGAATGTGGCAAAAATGAAATTCCAGAAACCTCATCAAAATGCTCATATACCCACGCTCCTACTGCCATCCATTCGTCTTCTTTTACAGAAACTGTAATTGAAGGCTTGTGCTCACACCATGCACGTTGATATACGAGCCAAGTGTTCAAGTGGTCTAATGCTGTTAAATCATTTCTAACAATTGCGCCTTGTGGTGCTTTTACTGGAAATGAAAATACATATGTTTCATTTGGCTTCATAAAATCATCTTCATAAGGAATTCCAACTTCTTTAAGAAATGTAGATATAGGATCTCCCTTAGAGCCACGAACGGTTCTAATATAATATTCTGAATGCCATGGGTGCATTCCTGAAGATACCCCGACCAATTGAGACACTGTTCCAGAAGGCTTTACACATGTAATAGCTGCAGACTCTGGAATCCCAATTTTCCCAGCCTCTTCTTTATTCATTTCTCTAGCATACTCACGCAATCTATTTAAAGTGTCTTCTAACTTTTTAATGTCTTGTTTTCCAGAAAAAAACTTGTGTCCAAACTGACCAGTTAAAGAAACTCCTAAAAGTCTTTCTTCTTCTGTATTGTCCTTCCATATTTTACGTAAATACTTAAAGTCTGTTAGCGTTGATTGCCAAGTTCCAAGAATTGTTGCAAGTCGGACTTTATTTGCAACATCTTCAACCGTATCCTTGTCCCGCAATACGACTTCTGAAAGATTACAAAACTGATAAGGTCTAAGAATAATTTCTGAACATGGGTTTGTTCCGTAATGAATTTCTGGGTCACGACGTCCATATTTTGCTGCTTGTGCTTGTGCTGCTGCAACGTTATAGATTCCACGCTCTCCTGATTTAGAATCATAAAGGTTTTTCCATTCTGCTATGAACTGTTCCATTGCTGGTTTTCTAGAATAAGCAACGGAGTTATTTGAAAGGGCACGTTGTGGATTTGTTTCCCACCAATTTCCTGATTTAGCGGCTGCCATTTCAATATCATTGATGTTTGAAAGAGAAATCATTGCTGAACGACGAACTCCACCAACTACAACCACTTCACCAATTTTACACATAATGTCATGGGCTTCAATTGGCTTTAATTGACGACCTGATGCCGATTTAAATTTAGCAATTGTAAAATCAAAAAGATTAATTAAGGGTTGTGGACCAGATGATCTTCCTCCCATTGTTTTAAGTCTTGCGCCTGCGGGACGAACTTTCGAAACATCAATTGCTGGAATATGTCCTGTCCAAAGTAGTGCCAGTAACTCACGGTAAGCCTTTGCCCAACCCTGTTTTGAATCTTCTACAACAATTACTGTATCTGACTTTTCAAAAGAATCTGGAACGGCAGGAAGCTTATTAACATATTTATACTCTACGGAGAATCCTACTCCAGTTCCACACATTAGAATATACATTGTTTCATCAAATGATCTCGGGTTGTCTACTGTAACAAATGAGCAGTTATACCCAGCTACATGATCTCTATCTAATGCAGCACCTGCAGTCATAACTGATCGCATTGAAGGCATAACGCTTCTATCAAGGACTGCTTGCTTTAATTCTTCAACTAACTTTGTGTCTGGTTCATAAGCATGCTCTTTAAAAAGATGGTCTTGCATAAAAATAAAATATCTATCAACAGTCTCACCCCATGTTTCACGGCGATTCTCTTCTGGAATCCATCTTGCATATCTTGATAATGCAATAAAATTTTCGTATGGGTTTTCAATTGTTTGTGACATATATACCTTTTTCTCCGCCTTTTCTAAAAAATAGTTGAAGTCTTAGTGTATCAAACTTTTTATTAAAGGGGAAGCCTCTAAGAAAAATTTTTAAAAATATGATTAAAAGAATTTTTAGTCAACTCTAACCAATTATAATCTTTATGTATTGTAGTTGACTGAGCAAAATAATATCCAGAATATGCTTTAAAATTTAAAGCAACATCTCTCATAAGTTCAAGTAGATGTTTATACTCTGGTTCGAACACTTTACCTTGATGAGGAAAGGGCCAAGGAGATTCCACTATTTGAGATTTAATTTTTAATGGTCCTAAATAATTTTCGTAATGTGCCCAACCGTTTGTGCAAATAGTCGGCATTCCAGTTGCTAAAGCTTGAAGCGGAATAAATCCAAAACCTTCCCCGTAGCTTGGATAAATTAAAACATCGTGATCATGATACAACTTGACAAGCTGCTCATCGTCTAGTATATCTTTTATTATGTATATATTATTATATTTTTCATCTGGTAAACCAATTATATTTCTATCTATATAATTATTAAAAATTCTAGTAGTATTAACTTGATCTGCTTTTATTGTTAATGAATAACCTTCTTTATTCCCAAACAACGCAACAAATGCGTCAACCGCCATTTGCCCAGCTTTTCTTGGCGCAGGCTCCCCTATATGTAAAAACTTTATTATTCCGTCATCTGCTCTTCTATGTGAAGTCCACATTGGATCAATACCGTGTGGATACACTTTAACATCTTTATGCCCATTGTCTTCAAATACGTTTGCACACCAATTTGATGTTGTCCATATCTCATCACATGAGTCCATATAATATTTCCATGAGTTTGGTATTTCTGTTGATTCCCAAGGTGTGTAACTAATTTGATATTGATTTCTATGTAATTTAAAATGTGTAGGCTGAGAAAAATTTAATTGAACTTTAGACTTTGGATCTTGAAATGGGACAAAATGACCTAGATCATTTAAAGATTTAACTATGTTTTTTGCCGCATAACCATATCCATTATGTGTTCTTATGTTTACAATAGGCGTAGAAAACGATATGTTCATAAAATCTTTCTAGTCAACTGGCTTGACACCTACTGTCAAGTAATGTTATTATTATAGTTCGTTATCTCTAAAGGAGGAATGCCAATGGAGAGAGTAAAACAAAAGCTTAGTGATGTTGTGCATCATTGGACTGCAATAGCAATAATAACATTATTTCTATTTTCCGTCCAGCCTGGTCCAACAATATCGCAGGCTTTAACAGTAAAACCAGTAGAACCAGCAAAAACTGAAAAACAACTTAAAAGAGAAATTGTTAATAAGTTCAGCAATGACACTTATAAACATTCAGAAATGCTTACAGATAATGAATTGAAAGATTTATTATGGTCTGTGGGGTTTGAAGGAAATGCCCTTAAAACGGCATGGGCTATTGCTAAGCGGGAGTCTAACGGACGACCAATGGCTTACAATGGTAACAGTAAAACTGGAGACAGTTCTTACGGAATTTTTCAAATTAATATGATTGGCAATTTAGCCAATATTAGACAAGAAAAATTCGACCTAAAGTCAAATAAGGAATTATTTGATCCAGTAACAAACGCTGAGATAACGTATTATATGTCCAAGGGCGGAACTGATTGGACAGCCTGGAAGGGACTTACCCCAAGGGCAAAGGAATGGCTTTTGCGATTCCCTAAAGCATAGGAGTTATATTTGAAAAGGATACAAATAGTATCTAGATATATAGCTTTATCAGAAGAGGGTCTTGTGTCTAAATTGGGATGCCCAATGGACCAGGGCTCTCTTCTATCTAATTTAGATTTGGAAGACAATATATTTTTATATTGTATTTCCTGCTCTTATAAAAAATTTATAGGAGAAAAACTATACACGGATATAGAAAAGGCGGTAAAAGCAATTGGCTGAAGAAGAAATGCAAAATTTGGAAGACAATCTTCCAATGGTGAATTACATTATGCTGCACAGAATTTATGATGTTTTAACTTTAATGGCTAAGTCTCAACTTGGATCTGAAGAAATTGAAAAAATGGTAAAATATCATGAAGAGGGGTTTTTACTTGGACCTAACCCAGCCTATAACCCAGGAGAAGACGAGAAATAATATGACAAAAGACGAAGTTGTAGATTTAATGTTGGCATCTTTTGAAGATGACAATATGGCATTGTGTTTCCAAGCTGGAATGGAAGAGTCTGAGGCTAATGAAAAAATGGCACAGTCTCGTCCAACAATGAAATACTTTTTTGGAAACATGTATGATATCTTAGCAGAAAAGAGTATTATTAGTTCATAAGTCTATTGACTTTGAATTTAATATATTTTATACTAGATTTGTGTAGTTGAGCTATGCTCCTATACATTCCATGCAAATGGACAGAACCCAATTGGATCCGCCTCCGATTGGGTTTTCTGTTTAATAGTGGTATAATTAATATATGAGTCCACATCATTTTGCTAAGCAAATGAATAACCCATATTTCCAAACTGATCATTACAGAAATGAAAGCAAGGAAATGGAAGCACAACGCTCCATTGAGAATAAGCTTGCTAAATTACTATTTTGGAAAAAGAAAAAAATTGAAAACCGTCCCAATAATAATTGAAAATTTTATCTCAAAAGACACATGCGATTTTATTGTTAAAAATTTTGAAGATACTTTAAAACAAACTCCAAATTTTGAAATATATGGCGGCCCAAATCAGGGGGT